TTACATCGCGTATGAGTGTTCACTCAAAACCTCGTTGCTCATAACATGGTCTTCGATTTTTTCAGACGTTAAACCATTAAGAACGTCTATAAGATTTTTATTTTGTTCTTCTAAAGTGTCAATAATACTTTTAGCTTGCTCTAGCGCTCTACTTAAGTGATAGACTTTATTGGCTAACTCATCTGCAATAAAATTATTTGCTGTTTTCATATTAGCCTCCATATAAAATTTTGACTATATTAGATACACCTTATACTATTTGAGATATAAATTCTTTGATACTTTTGAGTTGCTCTTTTGTAAGCATCATTTGATCACCAAATGGCTTGCCTTTGGTCAAAACCCTCCAAGAGTATCTAAGTCTCTGCCAAAAACTCATTTTATTTAAGTAAGACACACTATTCTCATATATGGCTAAATCAGCCATCTTAATTTCTGGATCATATTCTATGCTTAGTACTTCACTTTTACAATCACACATTAAAAATAGTATTTTGTTTTCTTCAAAATTATGTATGTACATGGTCTACTCTTCTTTTGGTAGTTCTTTAAATTCTTCTCTAGATAACCACAATACTGACTGTGATGTTTCGCCCCATATCTCGTATAGATCACAATTCAAACGACGTAAAATATAACCGTATTCTGTATTGAAAGTACCGTTATCATTTTTTACGTTTATTAGTACCTTTACTCCCATTCCCATTGTTTTTACTTTCTTTTTGTGGCTTAAAAATATTATCCCAATTTTTACTCCACGTTTCATTTGTTACAGTTTTTGGTCTCGGTCTAGAACCTTTACCATTTTGGCCCATAATTAATCCTCCAGAACAAAACTCCAATACCTACTATCCTCTTTCTTTTGCAGATTATCCCAGTAAAGTGACCTAGCAATATAAGATGGAATCTTATGTTTGCCGCAGTTAATCATCCAGTGACGCTCCATCTTCTTATAGGTATTGCTACCAGATCTAGATTTATTATACTTGAGAGTCTCAACTCCGTAAAGTCTAAGTTGATGAATATCTCCACAGAGTACGCGAGCCTCATTAGGATGTATCATTTCGAGAGCAAAACTAATTTTAGCCAAACCGATTCCGCTAATCTTATTTAGAATACTGTCTCGTTTCTTTACATGATACTTCTTGGTGGTGAGATAAAAATCTTTTGGGTTGTCCCAAAATTTATTCTTAAAATCCCAAATATATTCTGTGCGATTATTATGGAGTCCGACTCCACTATTCTTGAGTTTGTCTAAAAGCATATCCTTACTATCGAACCATTCAGTAAAATTCTTAATAGCACTATAGCCTGAACAATTGCCCTTCCATGTAGTATGGACGCTGCAATAAGCAAATAGATAGCGCCTAAAAATATCCTCATGATTTTGAGGACGAACACTTTCCCAATATTCTTTATATGATACAACCTTGTCTCTAGGAAATGTCTTAAAGAATTCATCTGCTTTAGTTGTGTTGATTTCAGCAATAGGCGTGATGCTAACAGTGTTCTCAATAATCATATATGTCTCCAAGTGGTATGCTACGATTCTACACTAATGGTATCGGTTTGTCAAGACCCGTTTCTTTAAACGGTTCTAGCGGAACCATGTAGAATTTTGAAGGTAGGAAATCTAAGACTAATCCCTCCTTCTTGATTTTTAGTTTCTTCAAAATATTGAACAGTAATAATTTTTCCAAGAATCTTACTAGGATTGCAGTAAAATTCCTGGCGTTGTTCGATACTAAATCCACTACCAACTCTAACAGTATAACCTTTATGTTTGATCATTACACAAGAGAGCATGGTTTCCTCATGCTCTTTACCATTAAGAACATATCTAAATGGGCCAAACTCAGTATCGACTACTTCATATTCATCATCAAAGAAACTCTTATACTTGAGCAAATCCTTGCTTCTCTTTCCCTTGTATGGTTCATCAGCACGAAGCATAAGACCTTCCCATTTTTGTTTGGTGGATTTGGAAACCCACTCAGCAAAATGATCATCATCTTTAATCTTGTCTTGATCCAGCACGGTCAAGCATGGACACCCATTCTTCTTCATAACTTCTTTTAGGTTATTCAGTCTGACGGAATACGGCTTATTCTTCTCCCCTTTCTTGCTATAAAACTCGTCGTGACTAATCATATCAAAGATTTTATAGGATGGATTAGGAATAGTATGATCCTTCTTTTTCAGTTGTTTCATAATTCCTTGGAAATCTTCGTTTCCGTTTTCATCCACCAAGCACAACTCTCCATCAAAAACTACATTAGCAATACCCAAACTTTTGATACCGCCGCTAACAATATCAAGAGTCTCAAAAGCCTTTCCTGTACGGGAATAAAAGGTAGCATTCCCATCACTATCAACAATAGCAATACATCTAGCACCATCGATCTTCCTACTAACATACCATCCATCCTTCCAGTCTACAATACTAGGTTCATATTTATCTGCTAGAGCAACGCTAAACTCTGGAATATGATCTTCAATAGCCTTATTAATAATCTTGTCGCCAGCACGGGTTTTCAAGTCTTTATCAATAATACAATGAATAAGTTCCTCATACTCATCATTATGTTCAATAAAACTATTTACCGCCGCAATAGCATCATGACCAGTAATTTTGCGACTCTTTAGATCGTCGAGAAGATCAAAGAAATTATTGTATTCGTTCTTTCGTGAGACAAGATGATTTTTCTTCTTTAGATTGTCGCTTGTAATATTGTATTGCCAAAGAGGATGGTAAGTATATCGAAGAATATTTTTAGCAAAATTTGCTGATGCTGTGTTGTGTCCACAATAATCAAGGATAATACCTTCTTTATCTTTGGTGCTACTTGTGGCCCTAAGATCACGAACCATTCCCCAAACATAATCAAAATCGTGAATCATTCTTTTTTCTCCTGTGTTTAGCGTAGTATACCCTATTCAATAGTGTCTGTCAAGTGTCTGTAGTCTCAGCAGAATAATAATCTTGCCAATTTTCTTTAGGAACCAATGTTTTATAGTCTATAGTCAATTCCTCCCCTTGTTTAATATTTTGGGAAGCAATACAGGTATTATCATCTAAATCAATAATGTTGGGATTAACAGAATGATTTATAAATCTACTATCATCAATTGGAATCATATAGTTATTATCTTTATCTAGCCAATAGTAATCTTTTTCTTGTATAAAATTTTGTTCTACTATAGACAAATTATTATAATCCTTCTGACTAATTTTTAGCACTGAAATGCTTGTCATTTTCCATATAACATCATCTTTTGATATATCTTGATCTGCAAATAATCCAATCCCGGCTATTGTACTTTTATCTATTTTTGTTTTTACTATTAGCATTAATCTCCCCAGTACAGTTTTTCTTCTCGTTTATAAAACTTTAGATTTTGCTTTGCATAATCGGATACAAAGTGTTTATCTTCAAATTCTAAATAATTATTAGGATATAATGCGAATTGTCCATTAATTAATTCTATCAGATTTAAGGGTTTATGCTCTTGAGGGTATCTACTAAATCCATCAGTCCAGTCTATTATTATTCCAGTATGTCTAGCACCAGTTTTTATAACTTCTCTTGTATAACACCTCATCCCTTCAAGATATTCCATATATACGGCTTCTATATTTTCACCCATAGTTGACCAAGGCATCAATTCTTGATAGTCATAAGAAAAATCTTCTGATGTTGAAATTCCATGTATGGGCAGTCCGCTCCAATTTGCCCCACTTTCTAATAGTACATGACAGAATAAAACCTGATTCATTCTGCCAAATACTCCATGCCAAATACCATTAGTATAACCATTTGGCATATTACTTCCAAGATATTTATTGTTTATCTTGACATATAGATGAAATGGTAATGATGAGTGTCTAGACATTATTTATTCTTTCTGGATAAGAAATAATTCATTGCTTTAACGATACCATCTAAGTTATCCCCAAGTTTACCTAGACCTTCGTTACAACTCTTACAAAGCCACCCTCTAAAAGTATCATCACTATGATCATGATCTAATGCCCATTGATAAGGTACTTTTCCACAAAGTTCACAAACATCCGGTTTTGGTGGTGCTACTTTATGAAGTTTACTTCTTATTTTAGAATGTTTTTTAACACACTGTCTGCATCTACTATCAAGATTATCTTTGTACATACTGTGCTTGGGAAAACTTTTGAGATTTTTTCGTTTGCCACAGTAGGTACAAATTTTTCTCATTATCAACAACTTGGCGAGATATGAATGTGATCTAGTGAATAAACAAGAGTTTTTTTATCAAGAACTAAACTTAAGTGATCTTTAATAATTTGAACTTGAACAGATGATAATTACCTATGGGATCATGTTCTATTAGTTCAAAAAATCCTTGCAACCAATAAACAAAATTTTCTGGGGTCATAATTCAATCCTTTCTTTATTAAGTGGAGGTGTTGGCGGCGAAGCCAAGTCTTGCGATAATTTTAACTATACTTTCTACAAGTTTATTTTGTTCATAAATTTTAAGAAAAGTTAAAGAACAAACAACATTTACTTTTCTGTACCAACTAATCTTAGGTTAGAACCCGTTGGTTATTCTAACAGCCGAAGGATTTAACAACGATTTTTTGGACGCTACCTTCATCGCCTCCTCAAATCGTGCTACCTTTTAATCAGGCAGCAAGAGCTAACTGAGTTTTGCCAGTTACAGCATTTGGCAGACTTTTAAAGTGGCCTGTCTACCAACCACTACTTGCTAATATAATCTCTATCATCCAATCGATACATTTCACCCCCGTATGTTTTATTATACACTGTGAATTGGAAAAGTCAATAGGTATCATAAAAAAAATTATCTTGCATTCTTATAATTATTGTGTATTATATGGTAAGGGGTTCGATTCAGATGAAAGATAAAATCTTAAATCTTCGTAAAAAAGGCTTATCTTATAACGATATCCAAAAGAAATTAAAGTGTTCAAAAGCAACAATTAGTTATCATTGTGGTAAAGGACAAAAAAAGAAGAACGATTTGCGTAGGCGAAGGCGTAGATCGTCTAATATACTAAGAAATAAAATAGAAAATTTTAAATACAAACAAAAAACAGAAATTATATATGAAAAAGATCATCGTAATGTTCGCAAAATTTTACAAATTAAATTGAGTTTTTTTAGTATGAACAGAAAAACAAAAAAGGTAAAGCAAAAATTTTCTTTACAGGACTTAGTAGATAAAATTGGAGATAATCCAACCTGCTATTTAACTGGTAGACCTATAGATTTATCTGATGGACGATCATATCATTTAGATCACATCGTTCCAGTTAGTAAAGGTGGTTCAAACGATTTATCAAATTGTCAAATAGCGTGTAAAGAAGCAAACCAAGCAAAGAGCAATTTGTCTTATGATGAATTCATTAAACTTTGTCAAGAAGTGATTCATAAAAGTCCCAAGCCTGGGAGTTAAACCCAGCGTAAGTACCTTATAAGAGTACGTTGCCAATCGGTTTCCGCTTGGGGAATTTCTTGTCTGTGCTGTATTGTACCTTATCAACCAATCCTGTCAACTCTTGAGTCTAAAATCCCAAATTTTCAAGTTGTATTCTTTGGCTAAATCAAACATCATTTGAGTTCCTTTTCCTCCAGTGAATAAAACGCAACCATCAGCATATTCTGCCATTTGTTTGTTTCGTAAGTATCCTGCTTTTTTACCATAAGTTTTCCAATCAGCAGGAAATATTTTAATTGAAATATGATTTTTTCTAGCCCATAATTCTCCACAGGAATCAACCCCTCTTGCTGCTCCACTAACTACTTGAGAAATGTTGCTTACTAGTTCATCTAACTTTAGTATATCTTCGTCGTTCAAATAGTAATCTCTTCCTCCAGCAATAATAGTTTTCATTTTCTAGACTCTATGAAATTTCTATAAATACTCATAACAATACCACTAGTAGTTCCAACATTTAATGAACGAACACTTCCATAATTAGGAATAGTCAAAACTACATTTGATCTATCTAAAATTAGGTTCGACAACCCTTTATTTTCTTCACCAAATACAAAGATAGGTTGATTGCTATCAGAAAAATCAAAGTTGAAAAGATTCACTGTTTTATCCTCGTACTCTGGAATATTATTTTCAATCGCAATAATTGTTCGTCCAGAAAGTTGCAAAAGAAAAGATTCTTCATCTTTATGATGATACATTGGAGTATAGTGATGAGTTCCTACGCTGCCTCTTTTATCCCACTTCTTTTTACCCACATAATGTACGCTTCTAAATCCAAAAAAGTTTGCATTACGAATCATTGTACTAAGATTAAAATCGCCCCCAATATTAATCATCGCCACACTAGAGGGAATACTATTACTATGACAATAATTAGCAATATCTGGAATAGCCAAATCTTTAAGACAATCAAGCACGTTCATCTTTTTCCAATTTTCTTTGTAATATTTTTAGTTCTTGTTCTAACACCGCTATCTTAGAATACATTTCGCCACAGCGTAAACATATATCAGAACTAATGTAGGATCTTGCTTCCCATATTTCTTCTTTTATATCAGAGATTCTATTATAGATTTTTTCTTTTTCGTTTGGGTTTAGATTTATCATTTTTTGGAATCTCCTTGTGCCAAAAAACCATTTCGTTAATTTCATCATCCCAAGCACACTCTACCAAATCTTGTGCCGCAAGTTTAGCCAG